GGCACGACGTTTACACAGATAACGCTCGGTGCCGGGGCCAACCAGATTCTGGGCGTCAACCCCAACTTCTTCAGCTTCGTCACGGTCTACAAGAACCGGGTCTGGTTCATCGAGAAGGACACCACCAGGGCGTGGTACCTGCCCTTCGGCCAGTACGCCGGCACGGCGACCGCCTTCGACTTCGGCTCGATGCTGCCCAACGGTGGCTCGCTCCAGGCGCTCATCAACTGGACCTATGACGGGTCGAGCGGCGTTGGCGTCAACAACCAGCTTGTCATCGTTGCCAACCAGGGCGACGTGCTGGTCTACGGTGGCGACGACCCGGCCTCGGCCAGCACGTTCCAAGTGGTCGGCCGCTGGTTCATCGGCCGCGTCCCGGTCGGCAATCGGTTCTTCTCCAACTACCAGCAGGATGTAGCCCTGCTCTCCGAGCGTGGCATGTGCTTCATGTCGGAGCTTATGCGCGGCGACGGCCAGTGGGAGAACCCGAAGATCGCGTCGAACATCAACAGCGCCCTGGCGGTCGAGATCGCAAACTCGCTCGACACCCGCTACTGGGAAATCTGCTTCCTGCCGCACGAGCAGTTGCTGATGATCAACCGGGCCGAGGTCGACATCGAGAACCTGCAGTGGGTCTACGAGGTCAACAACAAGGCATTCGCCATCCTGCGCGGCTACCCGATCCTGACGGTGATCAGCTTCAACGGCAAGACCTTTGCCGGCGACCTCTCGGGCAACATCTGGCAGATGTTTGAGGGCGGCACCGATGGACAGGTCGATGCCATCTCGGGTGCCGACCTTGAGGGCATCGTCGTCACCACATTCCAGCCCCTGGGCGAGGCAGTCCGGGTCAAGCGGTTCCAGATGGTCCGGCCGAGCTTCATCTCCGATTCAGCCCCAGGCATCCAGGCGGCGCTGAACAGCGAGTGGAACCTTGAGATCGTCGGCAGCGCCCCGGCCTACCTGGGGGCCGGCTCGGGAGCCTGGGACGTGGGCCTGTGGGACGTGGCCGTCTGGTCCGGCTCGGGCCAGAGCTACGAGGCCTGGACCGGGGCCACCGGCACCGGCCGCTACGCCGCCCTGGCGATGAAGGTCCGCGCCTCGGCCGACACGCTGTTCGTCGGCTGGCAGGCGCTTGTGGAGCCTGGGGGTGTACTGTGAGCATCGCCACCCAGCCGCAGAACGCCCTGGTGTACTGGCTATGCAGCCGGATCGGCCTCGTGCCCTCGGCGAACATCCGCTGCATCGGCTCGATCTCCGACCGCGATCCGAGTGTCCTCAGGGGCGTGGTGGGCTACGACAGCTACAACGAGGCATCCTGCGTGATGCACATGGCCGGCGATCCCGGCTGGCTCGACAAGCGGCTGCTGCACGCTGCGTTCGACTATCCGTTCAACGTCATGGGCTGCAATCAGGTCCTGGCCTTCGTCCCGAGCGACAATCTCGTCGCGCTCGACATCAATCGTCGCCTGGGCTTTTCGCTCGTGGTCGAGCTTGACGGGGCACACCCCGATGGCTCGTTGTTCCTGCTGCGGATGCGCCGCGAGGAATGCAAGTGGCTCGCGCCACGGAGGACCCACTGATGGGCAAGAAGTCAGGACCCCCGCCGCCGCCCGACTACTCGGCGATGGCCGAGAAGACTGCGGCTTCAAGTCAGGAAGCGCAGACCCGTGCCGACTGGGCCAACCGGCCGGACCAGATCACTCCCTTCGGGACGCAGAAGTGGGACTCGTCGTCGATGATCGACCCGGCGACCGGGAAGACCGTCACCAAGTGGACGCAGAACACCACGCTCGACCCGCAGATGCAGGCTGCGCTCGACTCGCAGCAGGCGGTCGACCTCGGCAAGAGCCAGCTTGCCCAGGCCCAGATCGGCCGTGCCGGCGAGGCGATGGCGAACCCGTTCGACTGGAACAACCTCGCCGCCAAGGGCCAGAGTGTCCAGGCCGGGGCCCTCGATCCCAGCCAGTTTCAGACCCAGGGTGCAGGCCAGGGCATCCTGGGTGGCATCCAGGGTGCCGGCCAGGGCATCCCCACGGCCAACAACCAGACGTTCAACCAAGTCCTGCAGGCGAACCTGCAGCGCATGGCCCCGCAGAACGCCCAGGCGCAGTCGGCCCTGGAGGGCAAGCTCCAGAACATGGGGCTCACCCGGGGCAGTGAAGCCTGGAACCGCGAGTCGCAGAACCTCGCTGATCAGCAGTCGCGCCAGTCATACGACGCGATGAACGCGGCCTCGGGCATGCAGGCCAACGAATTCAACATGGCCCTGCAGGGCCAGCAGGCCGGCTTCAACCAGAACCTGCAGGCCGGGCAATTCCAGAACGCGGCACAAGCCCAGGGCTTCGGTCAGGGGCTGGCGGCCAACCAGCAGAATTTCGGGATGATGTCGGGCGCGGGCCAGCAGAATTTCCAGCAGGCCCTGCAGGCCAGCCAGTACCAGAACACGCTGCGCCAGCAGGACATCGCCGAGCAGACGCAGCAGCGGCAGATGCCGCTCAACGAGATGAACGCCCTGCTCACTGGAGCCCAGGTGTCCATGCCCAACATGCCCAACTTCAACCCCTCGACGAGCGCAGGCGGGGCCAACTACTCCCAGGCAGCGCAGAACCAGTACAGCGCCGGCATGGACGCCTACAACGCGAAGCAGCAGGCCAACCAAAGCCTCATGTCCGGTATCGGCTCGGTGGCCGGCATCGCGGCGATGGCGATTTAACAGGAGATCGAGATGGACCCGCAGAACGAGCAGATGCTCCTCAACTACATGATGCAGCAGGGCGGCAACAACGCTGCTGATCAAAGCATCGCACGCAAACAGGCGCTCGTAAACCAACTGCGCCAAACATCGCAGATGCCCGACATGATCCAGGGCGGCGGCGCTCGCACGGTGCGCGCAGCCAGCCCCCTGTCGGCCATCGGCAACATCGCCGGCAACGTGATGGCGGGCATCGGCCAGCGCGACGTGAACACCCAGCAGGCGAACGTGATGGGCGACCGGCGCTCGCAGCTTGCCGACCTCGCCGAGCAGCAGCGGCAGGCCCAGCAGAATGCGCTGCCGCTGCAGCAGCGTGTCGGCTACCAGCCGCCCCCGGTGACCCCCGACCCCTACCTGCAGCCGCAGGCCGGCATGGGTGGCCCGACCTGAGGAGGTCCCATGTACGAGGACGCCATCGACTCGATCCTGGGCGACCTGCAGCCCGGCTACACCCCCGGCGCGGCGCGTGTAAACGCCCTGCGCGGGAACGAGCCGGGCTCGTTCGCCACGGGTGCCGGCGGCATGCCCGGCGGCCCGAGCCCGATGGCCCCCGTGGCCCCGATGCCCCAGATGCCGCCGCCGCAGCAGCCGCCGCCCCAGCCGATGCCGCCAGGACCGCCCAGGACGGCCCTGCCGCAGGCGATGGCCGCTCGCCCTGGTGCTACCCCTCCCGCGCCGATTGGAGCGCCTGGAGGGCCGTCTAGCCCTGTTCCTGTGCCCCAGGGCCCGGGCGACCCGCTGGCGGCCGACTACGCCAACATCCAGCAGCGCGAGCAGCAGGCGATGGCCGAGCAGCAGCGGCTGATGCAGCCGCCGGATCGGTCGGCGATGGAGGAGATGTACAAGCGCCAGTCGAATGCCGGGGCGAACAAGCTCACCCTGGCCCTGGCTGCCCAGCAGGCCGGGGCGGGCTACGAGCCCTTCCAGGCCCAGGCGCTGAAGCAGTACGCCGAGTCGCAGGCCCCGCTGAAGACCGTGGGCGGCACGATGACCGACCAGGGCTTCATGGAGGACCCGGCCTACGGCCAGGAACTGAAGCTCAAGCAGATCGAGGCGCGGATCACGGCCCTGCAGAAGGCCCGCGAGGGCAACCTGACGCTGCAGGAGCATCGCCGCCTGGGCCTGCTGACCGAGCAGGAGAAGGCCCGCCACGACGAGACACTCCGCGTCATTGCCGGCATGAAGGAGGGCGGGGCCAACGCGGCCGGGACGTGGACCCCTGTCGGGACCGACCCGACCACGCAAGCCCCAGTCTTCCACAACGGCAAGACCAACCAGTTGTCGACCATCAACGCCCAGGGCCAGCAGGTCCCCTATGCGGCCGGGGCCTACGGCCCGAAGCTCAGTGCCGGCGGTGCGGGCAACAAGGGCGGGCAGGTCGACCCGCAGCACCTGATCGACCTCGTCGGCGAGGCGCGCGGCTACCTGAAGAACGCCACGGGCTCGGGCATGGGTGCCAAGGTCGACGCCGCCGCCAACTTCTTCGGGGCCTCGACCAAGGGTGCCGAGGCGACCGCCAAGCTCAACACCGTGGGCGGTGCGCTCGTGATGGCCCAGCCCCGGATGGAGGGCCCGCAGTCCGACAAGGACGTGGCCCTCTACAAGGCGATGGCCGGCAACGTCGCCGACAGCAGCCTGCCGATCCAGCAGCGCGCGGCGGCGCTCGACGCCATCGAGCAGCTTGCCAGGAAGTACCAGACCGGCGAATTCGCCAACCCCAACCGCCGGGTCCAGGGTAGCCCGATCCCGGGTGCAGGCGCTGCACCCCAGGGTGGCGCACCGCAGCCTGGGGCTCCTGTGCGTGTAAACAGCGCCCTGGAGGCGTCCAGGCTGCCCTCGGGCACGCCGTTCATCACCCCTGACGGCCAGCGCCGGGTGCGCGAATGAACATCGCCAACGGCAACGAGTGGGACGCCATCTCAAAGCCTGCGGCTGCAGGCGAGTGGGATGCCATCTCCAAGCCGGCTGGCCGCCGCGCCTCCGACCCGGAGGAGGCCGCCCGCAGGATCGCGGCCGACCGCGAGCTTTACTCCCCCGACAAGGGCATGAGCGGCCTGGAGAAATTCACGGTCGGTGCCGGTGCCGAGGCGGCCAAGGCGTGGCAGGGGCTGAAGGGT